GTCCTCTATTTCCCGGTTAAGGTAATAGAGCTGTGATAACTCTTTGATGGTCAATTCTGCTTACCTCCCCTTTGTATGAAGCCCGGACACCATTGCACACCGTCACCCTTTACGTACATTACGGATGCTGTGATGTCCGCGCCGTGTTTTGTCATCCTCGCCACAGGGATGCATCCATCCAACTGTAATCCTGGTGCCTCCCTTTCCGTTCGCAATCCATCAACTGCCGCAATAGCTTTTCAAACTCATTTGCCGCCTGCATGAGCTTCAATGCTTGCTGACGCGCTCCTACCTCCTACAGCACTTCCAGCTCTTTGAACACCCTCAGGATTTTCGGGAACTGTATTGCGATCCAGTCCACCATTTCCTCATTCTGTGACCAATGCTTACTCTTGTTCGTGTTACCTTCTAACCCGCTCTCATGCAGGAATGCGTGGATGATTCCATGCCGGATGACCGCTTTCTTGTACTCTTCCAGATTGGCCTTTGCCATCGGATCCGTGCGATCCATGATTGTGGCCTCAATCACAATCGTTCTGACACTCGTATCTGTGTACCCGTCTGCCCCGATCAATCCGGGGAACTCTTCTTCTGTCCCCTCTTTGATGCTCCACAGTTCACCCATTATGATAATTGACTTTTCTTCTGTCACTTCATAATCTCCCACACGTTATTTGTATTCGCCGGTATCAGGTCGATATCTGCCCCCATGACCGCATTCCATTTTCGTATCAACTTCCGCCGCGCTCTGTCCCTATACTTCACTGTGGATCCTCTGGCTATCCGAATGCATAAATTCCGATCACAGACCGGGCAATGGATGTACTACGTCGGATAGGTGCTCTTGAATGGATTGCTTACATGTTCGATCACACCGCGCCCCAGTCCTACTATATACTGAACCTCTGCCGGCCTCCCGCACCGGCACGGCTCCAATTTCGGATCCCCTTTCATCTTTTCTTCCTCCATCCGATTTTCTGACCACACCACGGGCAATAATCCCACATCCGATCTTTCAGCTCCATACCGCAATTTCCGCAAGGCGTGATAACCGGATCCCTTGCAGAAATATCCAGCTCATCCGGACCCGTCTCCATGGGCCGCTGTTTTTCCAGGGCATCAATGGCCATCTGCCGCGCTGTTTCCAGGTCCTCATTACCCTGCCATGCGTGGGAATACGTCGCATTCACCAATAAACTGATTGCCTGATTATGTTTCATGTTTCATCCTCCTTCGGTCTCCTGCAGTCCAGACAGTAAATCAACGGATAATCCCCAGACTCTTCATACAGGAACCGCCGTATTCTTTTCTTTCCCGGCTCCCCGTCCTTTTTCAGCGGGTATACATTCCCATAGCTGCCAAGGTATTCAATGACCATACGGCCCCCACAGTACGGACATTTCACGGCAACCCCTCCTTTGCTCTGTCCACTCTTGCTTTCAGGGCCGCAAGTAACGCCTCCTGCGCCCCGTCTTTACTTTCCAATGACCGGATCACATCCTCATCCGTTCCACCCTGCACAATCAGTCTATGGATGATTACAGGGAACTGCTGCCCCTGCCGGTGAAGGCGCTTGTTTGCCTGCTGGTATTCTTCCAGGCTCCACGTCAGGCCGAACCAGATCACATGATGACCGCCGTCCTGCAGATTCAGGCCGTAACCGCATGAGGCCGGCTGCGCCAACAATATGTCAATCCTTTCCGCGTTCCAGTCCTTCTCATCCTGCGCCCCCGCATACACACGCACGCGCAACCCCGTTTTTCCCAGGGCCGTGAGAAGTCTTTCCCGATCATGCTTGAAGTAGTAATAGACGAGTGCGTGCTGTCCGTTCAGCTGTTCTATCGTCTCCATGAATGCTTCCAGCTTGCAGTCATGGACTTCCAGAACATCGCCGTTTTCGTCATACACCGCCCCATTGCACAGCTGCAGCAGCTTTCCGGTCAGTGTGGCCGCTGTCGTGGCCGTGACAAGCTGTTCTTCGTCTACCGTCAAAAGCATGGTCTTTTCAAGCTCTGTATAGGCCTTCTTTGCCTTCGGATCCAGGGCAACCGGAATATCATCAATGACCATATCCGGCAGCTGTAAATAATCCTCTGACTTCATGCTGATACAGATATCCTGTATCTGTCTGTAAATGGCATCCGCCGCGCCTTCCTTCGGCGCATATGAGAATATCGTTGTGCGGCTGCGCTTATCCGGCACAAAGTACATTTCCCGATAACATGAGATCGTCTTTCCCAGGCGCTCCCCTCCATCCAGTAAATACACCTGCGCCCACAGATCCATGAGGCCGTGAGGGGAAGGCGTGCCGGTCAGCTCTATCAATCTATGAATGTGGGGCCGGACCGCTTTCAGCGCTTTAAACCGTTTTGCCTGATGACTCTTGAAAGAACTGCTTTCATCCAGGACAACCACATCAAACGGCCACTTGTTCCCGTACAGCTTTACAAGCCACTGTGTATTCTCTCGATTGATAACATAAACGTCTGCGTTTACGTTCAGGGCCGCCAACCGTTCCTTTGCAGATCCCAGGACAACCGATATTCTCAGATTCTTCAAATGACTCCATTTTGCCACCTCTGCGGACCATGTATTCTCAGCAACCTTTTTCGGCGCGATGACAAGCGCTTTTCGGATACAGAACCGGTAATACTTCAGGCTGTGTAGCGCCGTCAGCGTGCAGACCGTTTTTCCCAGTCCCATATCCAGCCACGCCCCCATAAAGGGCAGCTCTATCATTTTGTCCGTGACATATTGCTGATATCCGTGCGGCTTATACTCTTTCAAAATGTCTCCCTCTGCAGATAGCCTTCGATCAGTGAGACAACCCGGTTTATTCCTTCCATGCTGTCCACTGAGCTGACTACGATGAATCCCAACTCCCGGAACTGCTGCTGTACATATTCCTGCCGTGGCCGCTCTTTCTTCCCCGGTGCTTTCAGCTCTACAAAGATCACCGTACCTCCCGGCACAAGAACGATCCGGTCTGGAACTCCCGTATAGCCCGGACTCTCAAACTTCAGGCACATACATCCCAGCGCCTCGATACACTTCTTCAATTTCTGTTCAATATCCTTTTCTGTCATCTCTGTCGGCCTCCCATCAAAAGTTCTCCCGCGCGTACATGTGTTCACCCTTATGCTGTTTGGGCTTATCTTCTAAAATCGCAAAATCCAAATTTCGAACAGTGTTATTACATTTCTCGTGCGCGCGTATATACATGTCGCGATTAGGCGGATTAGGGAGTACATATTCCCCCTATTCTCTCTATTTCTATACCTCTATAGAAATATTTGTAATTTTGTAATATTCTTTTAAAAACCCTGATAAAATAAGGTTTTCCGGAATTACAGTGTTTGTAATATCCTGTAATTTTGTAAGATAATCGCATTACAAAATTACGCAATATTACGCAATATTACAGACGTTTGTAATTTACTTATAAGCCGCCTGAATACCAGTTATATTTGGGATGTACCCTCTTTGCGTCGCATACGGTATTCCTGCATAAAAGGGTTTGTCTGCCCGGATCCAGCCCTTTGCATTCGCCAAACATGCGTTTATTTCTTTTCGATCATTGGCTTTCATATCGCTCTTCTTGCCCATGAACATCTCGCACCACACTTCGATCGCCGATATTCGATCACGGGGAACCAAAGTATAATCGCCCTTTACATTCGCTGCCCAGAAATCACGCCTCCTATCTAAATCCCACTTCAACCAGTCTTCCGGAACCGGTTTTGACATGAAATCGTGTATCATGCCTTCCCATGGTGAGGTATCCCTATGCTGCTCCTGATGTTCTCTTGCTGCCTCTTCCAAATCGCCCGTCAAGTAAAGTGATTCCCCCATCTGCCAACGAACCTTTGCCTCTGCCCAGATTTGCGCTACTGTTTCATCAGTTAGCTCCTTCCATACGCTTTTTGCAGGTGAGTTTCTCCCTACGTCTACCGGCCAGAATCTCCGATTTCCCGTCGCATCCTGTAGAAAATCCATCTGATTACATGTTCCAAAGAATACACACGTCCGGGGCTGCTCTTTCATATTCCGTCCATATGCTGCTCTGTATCGATCAGACCTGAGTGAAAGGAACTGTTTGATACGAGCAACATCTGTTCGTCGGAATGCATCCAGCTCTGCCACTTCCACAATCCAGACACCCGGCAGCAGCTCCGCTGCCTCTTTGCCTTCAAATGTGCGGATACTATCATTGAACCAGCCATGACTCATCCGGTCTAATATGGTTGATTTTCCGATACCCTGCGGACCACAGAGAATTAGCATATTATCAAATTTGCACCCTGGCTCCATGGCACGTGCTACGGCTGCGGTAAAGGATTTTCGGCACACTGCTCTGCAGTATCCCGCCTCATCATCATCTGCCCCCAGATAATCGATAAAGAGAGTGTCCAGCCGCGGGATCCCGTCCCAGGTCAGCCCTTTCAGAAAATCATGCACCTCATTGAACGCATGCAAGGACGCGTGGATATCCAGAGCTGCGTCAATGTTTCCTCTGCCGGTGATTTGGTAGGCCTTCTCCAAATACCAGTACAGACCATTGCTGTCTGTATCAGACCACAGCCGACGCGTCTTATCGTTAGACCAGGGAAGCCGCCCCAGGATCTCTCCACGCCCTGCAAACTGATTTAACGCGAACTTTCCTTTCAGCATCGGATCGTTGTCAAGGATAATCAGGATGTTATCGATGGTGGGCTTTACAAGCCCGGATTTGGCATTCAGATCAAGCTTCTGCATCCAATCTACTGGATCACCCTGATTGTCCGCATTTACGCCTTCAAAGTCCTTTAAGGCATTTTCGTGGCGTTCTTTTGCCATTAGAGCGGAACACAGTGGATCTGCAACCGCGAACTCACACATGGCTAAATAGGATGGAAGGCGGTTATTCGGAGTATCCGTCGCGGCTTCATCATCCTTATCCCCAAATTTATGGAGACGGACTAGGTCAAAACAGTTGACCAGCTTTCCGCCGCATGGATCCGTTGCGTGATGGGAATACAAGAACTTTCCATTGTCATATACCACTGCGCCACCTGTTGTGGATCCGCCCAGATAGGTAAACCTGTTTGGATCCCCATCAACCGGGTCATAGATACCCGGGAGAATCCTGTCCATAACGTTAAAGATACTCCCATACGCCCGGTTGAACGCACCTACGACACCTGGTTTTGTGTCAGGATCGCCCTGCTTCATTGCCAGCTTTTTATAACTAACGGCCCCGGGAACCTGCGGCCAGGAAGAAAAGTCCTGCCAGTTTGTGTAACTGTTCAGTATGTTATCTGCCTTCAGAAACGGCGCATCCTTATAGTTAAATATGAATACACTGTCCGCACTGCAGGAGGGCCAATACATCAGGCGAGATGGTTCAAATGTGGTAGGATCCGCCATCTGGATACCAATCTGTGCCGCCACCCATCGGGCAATCGGTTCATATTCATCTGCTGACACTGATCTGTCCAAAGGGAAAAGTAATCTCAAGCGCGGTGCGGATTCAATGTGTTTTCTGGTGCTATACACGGCATACCCGCAACCTAAAGAATCTGCCTCTTTCAATACACTGTCTGTACCATATGCTGGGATAGTATCGAAATCTAAGGTAATTATCTCTCGACCCGTAATAGCGGAGGCTTTACGTCTGCCCCCATTCAATGCGCCCCCTACAAATCCCCCTACGTCTTTTAAAGCATCCTGTTGTGCTTTCTTAAGTGTAAAATACTCTGAGATTGTTTCCGTGCTTCTTACCGGTATTTTGAGCCTTTCCCATAATTCGCTGACTGTTAATGATTGGGGCTTCCAGTTCTTGTCCTTTCGACTGTTTCCCACTGAAATAGTTATCTGCCGATCATAATTCAATGTCATGTATTATCTCCTCCCCCCCCCCTTCAAAAGGTATCCTGTCAAGAATATAAGTCAACTTCATTCGACTATATTTTGATTTTAAGTCAAAAAAAATTATCCGTCAATCAATCAGACAACATTATTCAACTCTTTCTCATATTAAGTCGTATACTCCAGCTATCAGATATCAGAGATTTACTCAATGCATTCATCTGTACAATCATTGCCGCTGTGGTTCTGTCCATTAACATGACTTTTAGATCTGCCGCCTTTCGTTTTCTTCGTTTTTCTCTCTTCCTTCATTATGTTACATATCGCTTTAAATGCTGTGTCATCTCTATATCCCTCGCCATTTCTTCTGTAATTGTTATCTACCATTCTCAGATGTCCCCCTTTGCCCGGTGAAGTGATCTTTCTGCAGAAAAACCATACGGATAACGTGCTTTCAGTTTTTCGATATTCATTGTCATCACATACTCCATGGAAACGTTGATAGCATCGCATAACTCTGCAATCATCCAAAGGCAATCACCCATTTCCTTAACCAGATGCTCCTGGTCAACCGGATGACCTTGATATTTCTTCTGAAGGATCCCCGCCACTTCACCAGCTTCTGAATTCAACCCCAGAACCGCATGAAGTATCCGCTCTGTGATATCCAAGCTAAGGTCTTGTGTCCTTCTTGCTCTATCCTGATATTCCTGTACTGTCATAGCATATACCCTTTCATAATCTTTACTATCATCTGTCACCGCACCGGATCCTTTATGACACCTCTCCTCACTTTCTTTCGAGAGAGAGAGAGAGAGAGAGAGAGAGTCTTGTCTTTATCAATACTCTCTCCGAGCTATTTTATCCGAATCCTCGATTATTCCTGTTTCCACTTTGTCCAGTGTAATATCTACCTTTACTGCTTATCCTGGACAACCGCATCTACCTTTACCGTTTCTATCTTCTTACAATGCGCTGCCAAATCATCCAATTGCTTCTGCAGCAGATCTTTTTCTTTGGTTAGTGTTGCAACTTCTTTACATTTTTCTGCATAAAGCCGATCCATCTCCCGAAGCTGATCCGGTGATAATCCCGTTTTTCGGTATTCCTCCAGCTCATCGTTCTTTCCTGTCAGCATTTTTCTGATCTCAGCATGTGGTATTTCCGCTGCGATCGCGTTTTTGATAAGAACAGCGCTTTCTGCTGCTCCCACAAGATCTTGATAGTCAGAAAATTTGATTGTCATTCTGTCCTCAGGTTCAAAAGCATCCGCCAATCCCATTTTTACAACCTCCCTATTCCTGTAAAATCTCCGACTGCACTACTCTTGTTTTCCTTTTCTTGACAGTCCGGACAATAGTCCTGCCAGTCACCAGCAACCTTTTTTGTCCGCCATCCGGCAAGTTTTTTCGCGTCTACCGCGTCATAGAAATCATATTCGTCAGCCAGTTCATCACCGCACCCATCACAGGCCGGTGTGAATATTTCTTCACCGTTTTCCCATCGCTTCTCAATCGCCATAACCTGTTCCTCCATGTATACAACGGACCGGCAACCGGCTCTCATACTCTGTCGCCAGCCGCTTTGTCGGCGGATGCACATTTAATGCTCAGCCGATCTTCTCCATCCTCTCAAAATCGATAATCGATTTCCTATCGCCTTCTTTGAGATATGCACAATTCGCATCCACGAGTGCCTTCGCAACCGGCGGGGAGACACTGTTCCCGATTTTCGCAACCTGTTCTGCTACAGGCATTTTCTTCCACGACAGGTCACAGCCAACAATGTAATCAGCTGGAAACCCCTGCATGACCTTCAGCTCTGTAGGTTTGAGCATCCGCAGGAATATATCTGAAATAATGTATTTCTGACCGTCAATGGTCAGCAGCACATTAACCAGACCAAATCTCTCCTTTGTCGTGATCGTGGCCAGCGGCTCTGATACCGGTTGTCCACATCCCTGACCGTAATACTTAACCAGGAACGCTGATATCACGCCAAAGTGTCCGGGGCTTGTCGTGATTGTATGCAAAGGTTCGTCGCACCCCTGACCGATCCCCGTTTTATAGAACTTCGTCACAAAAGCTGCTACCAGTCCGTACCTGTTTGACGTGTCTATGGTTCTCAACGGTTCTGTGAGGACCTGTCCTCTGCTGTCTCCGTCCTTCTGTTCCCCATGATACTGGATCAGGAAAGCAAGCGCCTGTTTATCCTTCACGATGTATGGATCCGGATTGTCAACGATGTACTTCCGTATGCCATTTGCGATACGGCGCATCGTCGCGTCCGCCAGCGGTTTTTTCCGGTCGAATATGGAGCTGCCCAGATCAGACCAGTCAATATAAGCTCCACATTCCAGCCACTTTTCTTTGCCGTTGTCTCCGGTCTTGTTGTGTGTCGCATCTGGCCAGGCAATGGGTCTGCCGTCTCTACGGAATACCGCATACCATCTTTTCCGTGTCGTAGGAGCGCCGTAATCAGCCGCTATCAGTTCTCTGCTGTCAAAAGTGTAACCCAGACCTCGTACTGCTGTGACAAATCGCGTGTACTCTTCGCCCATCCTTTCCTTTATCGGCCTGCCAGTCTCATCCAAAGGCCCCCACTGCTGTATCTCTTCGACGTTCTCCATAATGATGACATCCGGCTTAATCGCTTTTGCGTGCTTGTACACCGCCCAGGGGAGCATCCGGATCCCGTTCACACGGGGCTTTCCACCTTTGGCTTTACTTGAACTGCGTGCAGTCCGGAGAAGCCCACATTAGGGCCACATGACGGCCGCCGACGTACTTCTGCAGATCGACCTCAAAGATGTCCTCTGTCAGATGTAAAGTTTTCGGGTGATTGACAGTATGCATCCGTATGGCCTGCGGATCGTGGTTAATTGCGATATCAACATCACGTCCGATAGCCATTTCAATTCCTACAGATGCCCCGCCTCCACCGGCGAAACAATCTATTATCAGGTTATTGCTTCTCATGTACTAACCTCTTTTCCGCATATCGGGCAAACGGATACGCCGTCCTGCAATTTTATCCCGCACTTTGGGCATCGAAGCAGAACCGTAGAATCCGCGCCTTTTTCCCTGTATTCCTGCTCGATTGATACCATGTTCTGCTCCATAAGCTTAAAATAGCTATCCTTAAGCTCTATTCCGATGCCCCTGCGCCCCATCTGAACGGCCTGCCATGGTACAGATCCGATGCCCGCAAACGGATCCAGAACAATGTCATTCGGATTTGTCCAAAGATCGATCCCGCGTTCTATTACATCCAACTGCAACGGGCAGATGTGCTTTTCGTCTTTTTCATCGCGCGCTGACTTACGTTGTAATGTATTACTCTGCCTAATATCCATCCACACTGGTGACGCATACCGTTGCCATACGTTCACCGGAAAGCTCTCATGCGTATGAGGAATTGGCTCCGGATTTTCTCCGGGTTTCCGGAAAGTGACCAAATAATCCGGAATCCCTTGCCGGCACATCGCAGAGTCTTTTCGAATCTGTTTGTGTAGCAGTCCCAGCGCTTTCGTCCTCTGCATCTCCGTGACCGGATTTTTCCAGATGCAAACTTCGCTGTGGAATATAAATCCTGCATTTACAAACTGTCGGATAATATCGCCCCGGAAGTCCTTGATTCCAATAAACCCATCGCGGCTTTTCATAGCAGGAAGGTTCATGCAGTGAACGGAAAGCACACGCCCCGACATAAGCACCCGGTAAAGCTCCTGGATCAAGTATCCAAAATGTATCTGAAATTCATTGTTATCTTTGCTGTTACCCATATCGCGGTCACTACTGGAATAGGTATAGAGAGATGCAAATGGCGGAGAAAAAATAGAATAGTGAATGCTGTCTGAGGGAATTCCTTTCATTACTTCCACACAATCACCCTCATATAACGCATACCGCTGATCGATGTTCTGGTTAAGCACATTCATGTAAAAATTCCTCCCATGCTGGCAAGGTCATCGGGTTTTTAGGTTCATACGGTGTAGAAAGCCTGCATGTTGTTTTCAGTTCCTTCTTTGTGATTTCCTTCGTCTGTTCAATCATTGCCGCTCTCATCTTCATGCTGTCCGCTTCTTTTCGAACAATGTTCTCTTTGACCGCGCCTTCTTTTGCGCTGATCACGATGTAAACATCTACCGGATGTCCCTGTCCGAACCGCCAGCATCTGCGGACGGCTTGATAATACTGCTCATAGCTGTCTGATAAGCCAACAAAAATCATGTTATGACACTGCTGCCAGTTCATCCCGAATCCTGCGATAGAAGGCTTTGTAACCAAGCTATGATATACCCCTATTGAAAAACCGAGCATCCTATTTGCCTTGTCAGCGTTTTTATCCGATCCTTTAACTTCAACGGATTGCCCAATCATCTTATGCAGTGTTTCACTCTCTGCATTCAGGTCACACCATACAAGCCATTGCTCATCTGACCCGTTTACCAAGTCTGCCGCTGTTTGGCAACGCAGCTCCAACGTATCTTTGCGTGCCTGTCTACGCTGTGTAAGCGTCATGGACTCTGTGACAGGTTCATCACCGTCCGCTATAATTTCATGAATCCTTAATTCCGGAAGATCATAGCCATCGATGTCATATCCCAGATCGTGAGGGGACTCCATCACCACTGCCCATGATCCCATCCACTTCCAGAACACATCCTTCGCATGGCCTTTTAGCCTCCATTTTGAAGTCTGACCTCCGTCATGCACGAAGAACATTGCCAGCATCTCCGTGTAGCTCATGATCCCCAAAAGCTCCGCATGATTTCCAAGCTCCATATAATCGTTCGGTGCCGGTGTCGCTGTACAAGCTAATCGGAACGGCGTTTTACAGAAGAAATCTATAATCTGATTCCTGACTTTTCCGGTAAAGGATTTCAGGATGGATGACTCATCCAGAACAACTCCAGTAAAAGCAACCCCTTCAAACTTCCCCAATTTCTCATAATTCGTGATGTTGATTCCGTTCTTAAGGTCCGCTGCCGTTTCGCACAGATTTACTTTAATCCCGAATTTTCTGCCTTCTGCCACAGTCTGAGATGCAACAGTAAGTGGCGCAAGGATAAGGACCTGACCGCCTCTCTCTCTCTAATAATCCTGTCAGACCATTCAAGCTGCATTGGCGTTTTTCCGAGTCCACAATCAGCAAATATGGCTGCTCTACCCTTTGCCAATGCCCATCTGACAATATCTCGCTGAAATCTGTAAAGCATCGGATTTAGATCATCGGCATCCACTTGAATACTGTCTGTATGGATGGCTGAGATCGCTTTATGATCAATAAAATCCTGGTATTCCATTCTTATACCTCCATAGCCTTAAATGGCAGTTCTGTACATACACCGCACTGAGCGTTATGATCGTCTATATAGACATTCGCAAATACCTTCCGGGGATTGTTTCCATATGTGTCTTTCATACATTGCAAGTTATCATTCACCGCGTCCGGGATAAAATCGAACTTATCAAGCAGCCATTTTTCGGCATCGTCCAGTAAAGTTCCCTCTCGCATAGTCCATAAAATAATTTTTGCCCCGTTTCTTTGCTCTTTTTTCAAGAACATAATAAGTGGCATGTTCGGTGATCCAATTCTTGGCCATTCGTTTTCGCAAAGAGTTCCATCGAAATCTACTGCATATATGATCGTATCTCGTCGATCTGCTACATACTTTTCTGCTTGTATTAAGATATCTTTCCCTTTCATCTATTTCCTTTTCTCAATACACATGATCAAACAAGGTCAATATCACCAGTGCCGCTGTAAGAGTTATTACCAGCATCATGCATCGATCCCCAGTATCCTGTTCTTTTACTCCTACACTGCAAACTGAAAGGAACAATACCGTAATCAAGAGCACTATCTTCACGATCAAGATAAAAGTCATATTTTCAGATCCTCTCAAATATCATCAAATAAAACCGGCAGTTCCCGATGAACCATCCTCAGTAATTGTGTGGCTATCTCTCTCAGCTGTGGATTCGCATCGCCACTACATCCGAACTTCAGGAAGTGACGCCACACTTGAATATTTGCCATCATAACGATCTCTGTCTTTAAACTATTCGGAAGAACGACCCCGGCTTCTTGCGGATCGCACCCCCATTCCAGCAAGTCAAAATAAGCCTCCTCCGCCTCACTGCAGGCCTTCTTCCATCGATCGTAAGCTTTTGTACCAGCAACAAGGAAACACGGCTTTACAACCGTAATCTCCGCATCAAACTGACCCTGGTTGCAATTACAATACCGTGTTGACTTCTGACAATACAATACCGGCATATACCCCACAATCTCGTGAAATGTGCCTCGATCACAGATGAGTTTGACCGTAAAAGAGCTATGAGCCAGGACGGCTTCATGCCCTCTTGAAATAAACCCCTTCAAGAACTTCTCTGCGTCGTCTTTGGTGGTGGAATCTTCCGACTTGTAGCAGACACGATCACATTCCTCCAACTGCTCCATGATGGCTTTACGATTAAGAGGCGTAACAAACCCCATAGACGGTCTGATAACTCTCACACCTTGCCTCCCATTTTGATGTATTTCCATTTTTTGATAAAAGCCTTTCTCCGATCTTCTTCCGTGCTATACTCGGTGTTTTTTGGGCTCCAAAAATTCGCATAAGAGAAAAGAATCATCCAGAAAGTTGTCAAAAAAAGCATGATTACTGGAATCCAACTTCGACTGTCTACCAGACATGCACTCACTACCCAAATAAGAGCGTCTATTTTGGTAATAGTTTTTAGAACTATATTTTTCACTTTTATCCCTCTCAATCTTTTGTAAATTATCGTGAACAAAAAATTATCATCAACATTTTGATTTTTGTACACAATTCCAATATACTTCCAACATAAAACCTGACGATAATAATTATGAGACGGTTGTTTTCT